GTCGTGATTATGATTTTCAAATTTCTCCATTTTTGACTCTAAATGCTCACAAGTATCATTTAATTTTGTAATGGTATTTGTCAAATTCATAATAGGCTTTGTGACTGTAGCAATCAGCCCTAGCAATGCAATCATTACGGTTACAATTTCCCACTCCATACTATTCCCTCCTTCCTACCCATACTAAAATCAAAATAGTCTACAAAAGTATCAATAAAAAAAGAGCCTTTAGCCCTTCAACAATTCTATCTCTTTTTGTAATTGTTCTATCATATGTTGTTGTTGCTGTATTGCCTTTATCATAGGAGCAATAAATTCTGCATATCCTAATGACAATACATCTTCCCCACCATCTATTTTACTATCCAAATATCCAGCAAAGTCAACGCCTAAATCATTCATAACTTCTTTTACTTCTTGTGCTACCAGTCCGTAATGTGGTCTTTTGCCCGCCTTACTACCATCGTTTGTGGCTGTAAAATCTCTCTCTTTGCCCTGTTCAAAATACGCTTCACGACTGTTCATTCTATATTTTCTAGGGCGTAACTTCATTATAAAATTTAATCCTAGTGGACTGTCCTCAATGTCTAGCTTGTCACGGGCGTCGGAGCGAACTACTAACGCTTTTTGAGCATATACAGTGACGGAAGTATTTCCGAGTTGTATTTGGTTAGAGCCTGTAACTTGGGCATTGTAACCTAATCCAGTACAATTAGTATAAGTTGTTAAATTTTCCAATGCACTTGCACCTAAAGCTGTATTGTAATTACCTGTTTTACAGTTCGTAAGTGTTTTATATCCAATTGCACAATTATTTGAGCTTTTTGTTAAAGAATATAATGCTAAGTAACCTAAAGCTACATTGTATTCTCCAGTAATAACATTTTGTAAAGCAAATTCTCCTATAGCTATAGTGCCTACTATTATTCTATCTTCATCTGTGTAATTATATCCTATAGCACTATGACCTATTGCGATATTTCCTTGACTTCTTTTATTAGATGAACCTCCATCTATCGAAGTTATACCATATAAAGTATCAGACCCTATTGCTATATTACAATTAGTAAGCGTTCCACCTGAGCTTACTGCTAAGGCATCATTACCTATTGCTATATTAGCGTGTGTATTTCCAATACTTGAATAGTTGCTATGACCTATTACTATATTTTCTGAACCCATTTCTTCTATATCCTTACAAACATCATTTCCAATCACTATATTTTTGCTGCCAGTTTTATTTTTCCACATAGACAAAGCACCAATTGCTATATTATTATCACCAGATATATTATTTTGTAATACTTGACTGCCAATCGCAGTATTACACTTTCCTGTTGTGTTATTTGACAAAGTATATTTTCCTAAACCTACATTACCATATCCTGTTCCTGCCCCTATCATTACATTATCAATTTCAGATTTTGTCATTGTACCACCAAAAGCTGCACCATTTTTAGTAATATTTCCACTCACAATAAAATTTACATTTTTAGCTTTAATCTCCATATTATCATCTGTAGGTTCACTAATATGAACATAATCACCATCGCCAAAATTGATTTTGCAACCATAGTTGCTACTAGCTGTTTTTAATGTCAAATTTCCTTGAATGATAGTTGCACCGCTTATCGTACCTCCTGCACTTGGGAATGCACCTAAATTTGTTCTAGCATTTGCCGCTGTTGTAGCACCCGTTCCGCCGTTTGCTATAGACAATGTACCACTTGTAATATCATCTGTACTATGTTGGTGTTCTTTATCCGCCTTCCCCTCAAACAATTCATTATGGGCGTTGTCATCTACATTATGGGTATCAAGCATATCTTTTGTCATAATAACGGTATGAGGGTCTATAGTAAAGGAAAGTGCTTCTGTATTTTTAACAGCTAATCGCATCGTTAATTTGAGTTCTGTAGAAGCACCGTCCTCTAATCGCACTTTAGGCAAATCGGGAGTATTCCCTATTGCAATAAGTTCTCCTGTTTCATCAAGTAAAGCTATTTCTCTTACAATAAAGCCACTCACTTCTGCGGGAATTACTGTAGTAATTCTCAATATTTTTTGAGCGTCCTGTACAACATCGGCTTTAGAAATCGTACCCCTCCACACTTCATTTTTTATTGCGGTCATATCACTTGTAGGCACATAATATTCCCCATTACCATCACCTACTAAAAATGTGGTAATATTCAGCTTTTGTCCTCCTGCTACCGCTTCGGCTATTTTAGACTGTCCTACATCTGTTATTATTGCGAAATATTTCCTTGTTGACATTCAGATTTCCTCCTTTCATCGAAATACTATTTGAATATGGTTTTCATCTAATCTAGCCATAACATAATACCCTTTTCCCTCATTAGAATTTGTAGCAACACCATTTTCACCTATTGTACACAATTCATTTACTTTACAACTACCATCATCTATTACAACTAATTTTCCTAACATTCCTATTGCTGCCCATTCTGTACGCTTTGAACGTGGTATGTATTTTTTTGTGTTGTCATATTCTGCATTGATTATAGGTATATTTTGTTCTTTTATTATTCTTCCAAAAATATCCTTTTTATACATATCTCCCCATTGGTCTTCTTGGGCATCGCCTACAACAGACGGACAAGCTGATACAACACCTAATATATAACTATCATTTTTATTTGCAATACGTATATATTTGCCCTCAAGTGTTACAAACAAGCCTGTTCTGTCCTCTTTGTTTTCGTTATTATCTAGCCATTCGAAATACTCCGCATAATCTGCACCGCTGGAATTATAAGCCGCTGATGCGTAAGTACCACCGTTATAATCTACTCTAAAACAGTTACTTCTTGTAGGAGATGAACCAGCTGCACCCTGTTTTCCATTTCCTATAATAAATGCTGTGCCACTTGTATTATCTTGATTAGGCTCATATCGTCCCCCTGTTTTTTTTACATTAAAATGCCCTATAGCCATTTGATAAGTCATTGCTTCTGTATAAGCACCTCCAGAATGACTACCATTACCAAATGCTTGTGTACCTTCTCCCTCTGCGTGACCACCAAATTCGGCTATTGTTCCAGCCCCTTCTGCATGAGAATAATTTCCTCTTGCTTCTGTACTAAATCCTTCAGCGTGAGAATAAGCTCCACTTGCTGTTGTTTCGCCTCCTTCTGCATGAGCACCTTGCCCAGATGCTATAATGTTATGTATTGTTCCACCTACTGATATAAAACCATAGCCTTCTGCATGAGCATATTCTCCACTTGCTATAGTATAGCTACCTTCTGCATGAGAATAAGCTCCACTTGCTGTTGTACTATCGCCTTCTGCATGAGCACACTCTCCACTTGCTGTACCTGTACCAAAAGCACTTGCATTTTTACCTGTTACAGTTGCATTGACTTGTTTTATACTACCTTCTGCTTCCCCATCGACGATATTATTTATTACTGTACCGCTTTGCCAACCAGTCGCTTCTAGCAGACTACCTATATTTTCCCCTGTAAATTCCGTTTTATCTACCTTTTTATTTAATTCTGTAGTAAATTCCGTATTATCTACTTTTTTATTTAATTCTGTTGTAAATTCCGTTTTGTCTACTTTTTTATTTAGTTCTGTTATAAATTCCGTTTTATCCACCTTTTCATCAAAAAGCTTTTTATGGGCATTTTCGTCATTTTTGTGGGCGTCCAAATCCTGTACAGTAGCATAAATGGCACTAGAATTTACCACAATATTTACGACATCGGTATTTGTAACAGCTATTCTCATATACACAACGGCTTCTGTGAGTGCCCCCTCCTCCAGCACCGCCTTGAGCAAATCGGGAGCATTACACACTGCTATCATATTATTATTATCGTCAAACAATGCCATTTCTCTCAGCACAAAATGCCCTACCTCTTTAGGAATAATACCACTGATTTTCATAACATTTCGTGAAATACTATCTATTTCGTAATTCTGTATTTCCCCTCGCCATATTTCCCTTTTTAATGCGGTCATATCGCTTGTAGGCTTATAAAAAACGCCGTCACCGTCACCAGCCGCAATACTAACTACATTCACTTTTTCGCCTCTTTGAGCCGCTTTTGCCATCAATTCCGTACCCAAATCTGTCACAATAGTATAATATTTTTGTTCTGCCATACTATCCCTCCTTTATTTCTGCACTCAATCCCACACACAACACACCATCTGTATACAATTCCGCTTCATTTTGATAGTTTGAGGGCATAAGCGGTAGTACATCGACAACTTGTGCTATTACGGTAGTGCCACCTACCTTTACACTTGTATGCTCTGCATCATAGCGAAATTTTTTGATATACTCTATATTTGCCGGCAATACCCTCTCAAACAGTTCCATAACTTGCTTTACAATATGACTTTCTAAATTTTGCTCTGTAAGCTGTATGGAAACATCTAAAAAATAGTCATTGTGATACAATGTCATAGTGTAGCCATTTTTACCGCATATACTATCCATAAGCATTACAAGCCTTCTAAAAGTATAAGGCAAATTTTCGTTGAGCCTTATCCAAATATTTTTACGGCGTATTTCTAAACTTTCTGACTTATCTGGTGTTAGCTGTAGTATTTTTTCCCATCTTTGACAACCATATTCTGTCAAACTTTCCAGAAATCCATTGTCAAATACCACTTCCAAAGCCTTCCACATAGCATTGACTTGGGGAGTTTGTACATTGCACAACACTTGATATTCTCTTACATTTCTTATCACTTCGGGCAAATAGCTACACAATTCAATTTCTCTTGTCATTCACCTGCCCCCTCACTACTATGTTATCTGCATCAATTTCTATATTTCTTTGTAGTCCATTTAATTCTGTATCACTTACATCTAATACACCCTCTAAATCCAATATACGGCTTTCTATTCTTGATATTCTTACCACTAAATTTTTTTCATTTCCCCAGCTCTCATTTAGTTCATTAAAATAGTCCTCTATTGTTTGCTCTAATGCACTTTGTATTCTATCGAAATAGTAACCATTCTGATAAGTGATACGAGCTGTAACATCTACTGTTGTTTGTTGTGCCCCTACTACCGTTACTACGTGTCCAATGGGTGCCAATCCCAGTCCCTGCCCTTGATTTTGTGTAGGGTCTATTGCTGTCTGTACCATATCCACCAATTCTTGACTAGGTGCTTTATATTCAGACGTAAGTATGACTAGTTTTACTGTACCGCCGCCCTGCCAAGTGGGGTACACCTTCACCGCACCAACACCTTGCATTTGAAGCACTTTTTGTTTGTAATCTGCAATATTTCCGCCAAAAGCAATACCAAACAGACTATCATAATATCTTTGTCGCAAACTTTGGTCACTTTCTATTTCTTCACCGGGAATAAGCACTTCTGTTAATACTGCATTTGTCAAGCCTTGTATGTACTCCACTGGTATCATATCACCGATATTGTGATTGCCTTTTTCCCCAGCGGTTTCACACTGCAATTGAAAAGTATTTTGACTTATTCTTTCTGTGACAATATAATGCAATCCTTCTATATAAAAACGACTTCCTATAGGTACATCAATGTTAAATTCCCCTTTGACTATGGCTTTTGTAGCATCTAATCTTTCTATGCCCCTTTCGTGACATTTTTTGGTGAGAAAAACACCTTCTGTAGTATCTACAAATACCATATCTAGTATATTGTCCATTTCAATATAAGCATTTTGTAATTCTATGGCAGAAGGTGCAAGGGCATTATATAGTACACTTCCCTCTCTTTTGTCCAAGTCATTTGGTATACGTGAAAGCATTTCTTTCATCAAACTTTCAAATGTCATATGTTCATACACTGTATTTCACCTCCTGCGAAAATGTCCCAAAAATGCTGTCTATCGTGAACTTCACAAATACATCATTTCCCTTTGCACTTGTCACAAAATCATATACATTTTGTATTCTATCGTCCTGTATGAGTGCTTGTTTTATCCTCGACGGTAGCACCGCACAAGCGTAATTTGTGGGCTTACCAAATAAGTCTTTCAATTCAATGCCATAATTCCAGCTATAAATCACATAATCATACCTTTCGATACTAAGTATCAAATAGATAGCTTGTTTTAATGCTTCTAAACCGTCTGTCATACCCGACATTTTCTGTTTTTTAAAGTCAATAAAATAAGTTTTAGAAGCATTGCTTTTTACCTCAATGCCACGATTTAACAAGTTGTTGTTTTGTGGTAGCATTACTATTATACCCCCTTATTCCAACTGTATTACCTGTCCTACCTGTATGTTGTTTGGTGTAGTAATACCGTTTTTCTGTGCAATTTGTTGATATTTCGAGCCGTCACCCAATTCTTTTTTACAGATATTCCATAGTGTGTCACCTTTTTGAACGGTGTAGCTTTTTGAATTTTGTTTTGAAGTGGTATCTCTTTGTTTTTGTACTGTTGCAGTTTGACTATTTTGGTCTATTTGTATTTTGCCTGTTGCGGTGGCGTAACTTCTATATTGTTTTAGTGAAATCTCCACACTACAATCAATGCCATATTGTTCTGCGTCCTCTTTAATGCTGTAGTCCTCAAGCGTGTAATAGGGTTCTTTGTTTTCGGAAGTGCTACCTGTATAAACTACATTACCACTATCATCTGTTCTTATTACAAAAAATAAAAAAGGCTTTTGAGATAATTTGAGCCTTTCTAACAAATCTAGATAATATTGAGCATTTTGGAAACTTCCACCTTCATATATTGTAAAGGGATATTCTTTGTTTGGCAAAAGTGCCGTAAATGAAACATCTGACAACCCAGCCGACTTTATAATATTGATTTCTTCCCCATTCAGCAATGTTATTGTGGTATTTTTGTTGTTAATATTGGTGTCCATAGAGGCGGGAGCAATGGGCAACATTACGCCATCTATAAAAAATTGATACATTATATATGCACTCCTTCCGCCGACATTTGTACAATATTTGCCATTTCTTCAACCTTTTTGTCAAAAAAGCCATCTAAATCCATTTCAGACTGTATATTGTTATGATTTACCATTTTAATATTGACTTGAGGCATAACATATTTATCACCATATTTGATATTTGCTACAGTTTTCAAAAATTCCAAATCTTCCTTATCCATTTGTAAACTGTCATTGATACTACTTGTATCTTTTGACATATTTTGTGTATTTTTGAGTATTCTCTCTAATAAATCATTTGTACTTTCTACCCCTTCAAAAGGGTTAAAATCTTTCATAAACTCTTTAAAACCAGTACCAAAACCAGCTACTTTAAGGTATACATTTTCCATTACATCATACACATTTGTGCGTTCCAATTTGGGCATCAACTCTTGCCAATTCATTTCATTTTTGATTTTTTGTGACATTTGTTGTGCATTATTTCTATGTTTGGTTAAAAAGGCATCTGCCTTTTCAATCCCTTCTGTAACAAAAGGTATTTTTGGCATATGACGAGTAATTGACAAAAACCCTTGTACAATATGTTGTAAACTAGCAAATATATCATCTGCCATATCCAATAAAAGCACTTTGATAGCAGAAGTTGTGTCTTTTGAAAAGTTGTATACAAAATTTATAACATTTGCAATTTCATTCCATACCCCTACTACAGCATTTTTGACTACAGTAAACAGCCCAGCGAAAACACTTGCAATAATACCCGTTGCGGAAATGCTTGTATTTTTGACTTTGTTTATGTGGTCAACCACTTTATAAAATAGCACTATCAGTGCCCCTATTGCCGCAATAATCAATGTCACGGGATTAACTGCCATAGCGATATTTAACGCCCATTGTGCCGCTGTAACTATAGCTAACGCCGCCGCTAATCCTGTCAATATAGGCTGAAAAGTGCCCCAATTTTGTACAACATAGTCAAAACCATTTACAATACTGTCAAAAACAAATGTGATTGTTGCACCAGCCGCCGCAAACACTGTCATAATATCTTTTGAAAATGATTGAAATGCTTCACTGTTTAAAACAGTTTTAAGTGTTTCTATTGTCACCGTAGCCCTATCTGCAATGTATTGAAATACTGCTCCCCACTGATAGAGTATACTATCTGCATTACTGTTGTTAAAAAGTCCATTGATACCTTGCAATACTGGTGTAAAACTTTTTATTGCAAGTGTTTTTAGCTTTTCAAATGTTCTACTTATTGTGGTAGGCATACTGTTGAATTTCTCGTTTGTTTCTTCTGCCATAGAGAGCATAGCATTTTTAACCACTTCTGCCGTTACTTTGCCATCTTCCGCATAGCTTTTAATACTCCCTTCTGCCCAACCCATATATTTCTCAATATTTCGGGCAATTCCTGGTGCACCATCTAATATGGAATTGAGTTCTTCCCCCCTCAAAGCCCCTGCTGCCATAGCCTGTGACAACTGTACCATAGCATTAGACTGTTCTACTGCCGACGCACCACCTATTGCAAAAGTCTTGTTTATCTGTTCCATAAACGCTATCAATTCATCATTACTTGTGAAAGCTGAACCAGCATTTAAGCCCATTTTAGCAATAGCTTCGGCGGTGTCCAAATACCCCGCACCGCTTTCATAAGCCGCTTTCATTATTACTTCTGATAATTCTTTTGTAGTTCTCAAACCGTCATTCATTAAATTTAATCTAGACAATACCGATGTCACATTATCAGATAATTCCCCAGCAAATTTAATGCCTTGAAATGATAAATACATACCTGCCATACTTTTTAATGTCCCCATTAGTCCATTTGCGGCACTGTTTGCCCCTGTCAATTCCCTTCCCAAAACAGAAACGGCGTGTGCCGCCCCTCTTATCGGTGTCGTCATTGTCTGAAAAATCCTTCTAAGTAATGTCACACGTTGTGTCTGTCTTTGTGTTTCTTCCGTTTGCCTTTGTGTTTCTTGCGTTTGTCGTCGCCTTTCACGTGTTTGCCTTTGTGTTTCTTGTGTTTGTCGACGGGTTCCTTCTGTTTGACGTTGCGTTTCTTGTGTTTGTCTTTGTGAACTTTCGCTTGCTCTATTCATAAACTGTTGCATTGCTTCAGACATTGTCAATATGCTATTTGTCTGTTGTTGTATTGCTTCTGTCATTTGCTGTAGTACATTTTCAGATGCCCTCGCCAATCCTGCTACTGTATTTTGCTGTTGCTGTATTGTTTGCAATGCACCATTTGCTGCTAAACCCACATCATTATAGCTTCTTGCAACTTCTGCACCACTTCTGCTAAATCCTGTCAAAGCTTCTTCCATTTCCACAATAGTCGCTTCAGCATTTCTGATTTCAGCCCTAGCTGCTTCAAAGCCCGTAACATCAATACTATTCCTTGATACCCTTTGCATTTGCTCGAAATGGCTTATTGTCATATTTAAAGCATTTGTAATGCTCTGTAAAGCTGGTGTCATGCCATTTGCAAGTTGTATTGTGGAACGTATCTCACCCATTTGCTACACCTCCTTAGTGAGTACATTTGACGTTTATGAGAGTTGCGACATAGCGTTGACAAAGTAACGCAGGAGCAACTCGAATGTCAAATGTACGAATGGTTTTTCGCATTCTTGCGAAAAAAAATACCTTAATATTTTTGAGCATAAAAAAAGAACAGTTTTATGACTTGTTCAGGTCAATTATTTCTATTAATCCCTTTTTAGCATATGACTAAAATACTCATATGCCATACTATTTTTTTCAAGTTCAAATTTTTTACAATCTCTTTTTTCATGTTCAAATAAATAATTTTGTGGTAAAACATCATAAGCCTTACATTTTTTACTGTCTTCATCACCATACAATCTATTTTTACAAAAGCCACATATTGGTATAGATGTAATTTCAGCTTCACCATAAACTACTTGACAACTAGTAGGGACATCATCTTGATTTTCAATCATTGGTTCTTTTTCTTCTATCAT